GATCCAACATGATAGAATTTTACATACCTTATCCACCCAGTATCAACAATTATTATGTCAGAACCAAGTATGGAACTATGATTGGTAAGGCTGGTAAGGACTACCGAGCGCGGGTAATAGAAAGCATCCAGGAACAACTTGGACCATTTAATGTTTTATGTGGTAGGCTGTCTATATCCATGGTCCTATTCCCGCCAGATAATAGGAAACGTGATCTTGACAATACCCAGAAAGCATTGCTGGACGCTATCACCCATGCTGGAGTTTACAAGGATGACTCGCAACTGGACCAGCTATATTTATATCGAGGCCAGGTAGTTTTATCTGGCAAAGTTTACGTCCAGTTGAATCAGGGTGGGCCGATTATTAAGGATGGGTTTGAGCGTTGCGTTTGAGCAACACGCCGCGGAGAGTCAGGGTAGTCGTAGCGATTCGCTACTATTAAAATTTGCGATTCTAGGCGCAAAAATCCCTGGGGTAATACGATTGCCTTGCTAAAAGCGAAAAATTGAGCCTACCCCAGAAATATCCCAGAATTTCAAGGCAAAACAGGCAAAAGACAAGGTGAACAAAGAGAAAAACAGGAGGCAACAAAAAGGGGACTCGCGTCCCCTTAGTCGTTATGTTAGAGTAGATCAACCAGCAGCATACTTTTCGTGAATGCGATTAGACATCACCCGAACATTATTGTGGGCTGACTTGTGTTTAATAACGTTTTCAGACTCTTTTGCTATCATAGCGTCGAATTCTTCAACGCTCATAAAACCCTCCAGTAAACGTCTATAGAATCTACCCTTGAATGTATCCCCTTCAAATATGCCCGCTCTTGAACCTTTTGCGCTTGAACTAGGGAACAATTCATCAATCAAGTATGCTACTTGACCTTTATTGAACTGAAATAGATCACGTAACAATCCAGCAATAGTCTGTTTTGTTGCGCCCTTATTGATAAAATCATCAATCATAGCTTGTTGCAAGGCGTCCAGTTTGCACTCTTCAGGTTCAACCTTGCCCTTGTTCGCTTTAGCGTTTGCTTTAGCTTGCTCCTTTTCAGCTTGACGTCTTGCAAAGTCATCGCGTCTAGCTTGTTCCTCGCGTTGTTCACGCTCGCGTTGCTCCTTCTGAGCCTGTTCACGCTTCGCGATGTTCTCTTGTCTTACCGCTTCATCCTTGATAGCCTTAACGTAAAAGGCTAAGTCCTTTAACAATCCCCTTGCAACAAGCCCATCAACGATTTTACGCGCCTCGTCGCGTGTTTTTCCTTCGACCTTTACATAAAAGTCACGCGCCGTTTTCTTGTGCGCCTCATCAAAGTGGTTTTCCTTGTCGCCGTTACCTTTATGTGAAGCGTTATTATTTGCTTGTTCAGCTTGTGCAGTCATTGTCTTACCCTCAATTAATTAATGTATAAAGTTTAGGGTTCATCCTGAAACCCTTTAAATAGTTCATCATTGAACTTGAGACGTATTGTTTCAGACTTTTAATTAAATTGCAAGCGTTATTTATCATCCACCCTTATTAATCAATGACTTACATCCACCTACCCACCGCAATTACCGCGCTAAGCGCGGAGAGTACCCACTAACACATCAACTCATGTGCCACCCAACACGAATGATAGTGGAAATGATAACGATTCGCATTCAGCCACCATGGCAGGCGCACTGGGCGAGCATCGGGGGAGGGGGAACAGCGCCATCGCCAACGCTCTGGCTGGGTTTCTCACAATTTCCAACTCCATCCCCAACCTCCAACATTCCCTCTATCCCCAATCTCTAACGATTTCCAATATCCAATAAATTATTTCCAGAATTTTAAAAATTTTTCTTGACATTTGAAAATTTTTAAATTAAGCTGTCTTTTAGACAGCTTAAATCCAGTTATCCCCAGGCACTCAACCGCGGGAATAGCACTTAAAAGAAACTATGCCAATGAAAATTGCAAGACAAAATCCATATGACAAATTGCCAGACGAGCTGGCCATCTTTGACCAAGCCACCCTTTACGAGGTGGAGCACTTGTCCAAAGGTATGTCTGAAGAAGAAGTGCTGGCCATTTTCACTTTGGATTTAGAAGAACTCGAACAATACCCAACAGACCTCATTTGGTTCAGAAAAGCATTCAAACGCGGGCGCAGCATGGCCAAGCACAAAGCGGTCAACGATCTTTTCCAAGCTATGCAAGGACGTCAAGCCAAAGAAGCATCTATCGCTTATCTACAGCGTTTCGGTGTGCTCTGGCCAGAAGCCAAAGAGCAAGATGGTAACGATAAAAAGAACTTTTCTTTTACTGTTGTTTTGGACGACTAACCTATGTCTGGATTACCACCCACAATTCACGAAATTATTTACAAGGCGAGCCCCACCCTAAAGCCATTCCACCTTGATAATAATTTCGTGCGCGCCATCATGGGCCCAATTGGCTCAGGCAAATCTGTGGGCTGTGTTGCTGACCTTCTAATGCGTTCTTATGGACAACAACCAAATCATGAAGGCATACGCAAGACAAGATGGGTCATAATTCGTAATACTTATAGAGAGTTGCAAGATACCACTATGCAAACTTTCTTCGATTGGATCCCATTAGCTTCTGGCGTCTACTCTGCCATGCACATGAGGTTCACCTTAACCCAACAGTTACCAGATGGCACATCTGTCCACAGCGAGTTTCTTTTCCGCGCCTTAGACAGACCAAAGGACGTTAAGAAACTCCTTTCACTAGAGCTAACTGGTGGGTGGGTCAACGAAGCAAAAGAAGTGCCAAAACAGATTGTTGACATGCTCCAAGGTCGTGTAGGACGTTATCCAAACATGCGCGATGGCGGTGCTACCTGGTTCGGCATCATAATGGATACTAACCCACCAGACACAGATCACTGGTGGTACAAACTGTTTGAGGAAAAGTTGCCATCAAATCATTCGATTTATAAGCAGCCACCTGGTACATCCCAAGCCGCGGAAAACATAGCCAACTTGCCACAGAATTATTATATCAATATGCAGGCTGGCAAAGATCAGGAATGGATTGATGTTTTCGTTAATGGGCACTATGGGTTCATTGCAGATGGAAAACCAATCTTTCCTGAGTATAAAGATGACATCCATTCGATTCCTGAATCAGAATTTGAACCTGATCCATGTTTGCCAATCTATATTGGTATCGACTTTGGTCTCACGCCTGCTGCTATCTTTGGACAGATAACTCCAACTGGCAGAATGGTTCTATTCGATGAGCTTTGCACATTCGATATGGGCGCGATGAACTTTGGTAAACTTTTAAGAGAAAAGATCAATAGCCAATACTCAGAATTTAAGTTCATTGAGATATATGCTGATCCAGCTGGTGAAGGCAGGGCCCAAACAGATGAAATGACACCATTCCTTGTCCTCCAAAATCAAGGCATTAATGCTCTTCCAGCTTATACCAATGATTTCACAATCAGAAGGGAAGCTGTGGCAGATTACCTGCAAAGACTTGACTTCAGTGGAAAGCCAGCATTTGCTGTTACCACTAAGGCAAAGACTCTCAGAAAAGGCTTCGCAGGCGGGTACAAGTATAAACGGATGCAAGTCTCTGGCGAAGAGCGATTCCAAGAGAAACCTGATAAGGGTAGATATTCACATGCTTGCGACGCATGCCAATATCTTTTCCTTGGAGCAGTTGGTGGCAAACACGTAGTTGGTGGATTCGAATATGATGCACCAATAGATTACTCAAAACAGAAAGCAAGTTACAGGTAATATTATGACAAGAATATTAGACCAGTTGGAAGATGCACTCAATGAGCGAGTCATGTACAAGGTGCGTAATACCAGGAAGCTGACAAATCTTTATGAAAATCTTACCGACTTGCAAGCAAAAGCTGCCCAACTCGACGAGGAAATAGCAGTGGTTAATACAGAGATAAAAATATTGGTAAATTCGGCCACCGAAGTTGAACATGGCATTAATGAAGCTGTGATTAATCTTTCCATGCACCCAGACTTTAAATAATTATGGATAAGAAAGCAAAACTTTCCAACGACGATATACTTGACATTGTTAATGCCGAGTTAGAGAATGCTCCAGTTAATGGTAATCTGGAAACTCCTTTGGCATATTACCTTGGTGAACCCAATGGAACTGAAGTCGAGGGGAAGTCTACCTTAATGTCTTTGGACGTGGCAGATTCAGTTGAATGGATTATGCCACAGATAATGAAATCGTTTACTCAAACCAACGAGATCGTTATCTTTGACCCACTTGGTCCAGAAGACGAAAGACAGGCCGAATTGGAATCTGAATACGTTTATAATGTTTTGATGAAGAAAAACAATGGATTCATATTAGTCCATCAATTTGTCAAAGACGCATTGTTACAGCGTAATGGCATATTGAAGTGCTACTATGAAGCCAACGATGAGATTACCAAAGAAAATTATTCTGGTCTTACTCAGCAACAGCTTCAAATGCTTTTGGCCGATCCAAAGGTTGAATTGCTCAATATGGAAGAGCAAACAATTTTTGACCCAATTTTTGGTGAGCAAAAAATTTATGATGTTAGGGTTCAAATAACTGTTAAACATCCAAAGATATGTGTTGAGCCTGTTCCACCAGAGGAATTTAGGGTTAATTCAAGTCATAATTCCATTGATTTAACAGACGCAAGATTCACAGCACATATAACCCAGAAAACTGTTTCTGAGTTGCGTGAGATGGGCGTATCTGAAGACATCATTGATGAGCTTAATACTGGGTTTATTAACCAATCAGATTATCGTTTCCAACTTCAAGGGGAAAATACGACTGTAAATGAATCTTGGACGAAAGCCAATGAGGCTATGCGCGAGATTCAAGTGGCGGAATGCTATTTGTACATTGACATCGATGGAGATGGTATTGCAGAATACGTCAAGGTAACTTGTGCTGGTGTTGATACCTTTAGCGTTTTCATCTCTATGGAAGAAATTTCAGAGAGTCCATGGGTATCAACCACTGCTATCTTAATGTCGCATAAATTCCAAGGATTGTCAATTTTTGACAGACTGAAAGAAATCCAAGACAATAAGACAGCCTTAATTCGTAATATCCAAGATAACATCTATTTGCAGAATAACCAAAGGATGGGCGTTGTAACTGGGCAAGTAAACATGGATGACTTACTTGTTTCCCGCGCTGGTGGTATCGTTAGAATGTCAAGGCCAGATGCCTTGTTTCCAATTATCACTCCTAAAATTGGTATGGAATCTTTTGAGTTCATGCGTTATTTGGATGAGGTTCGTGCTGGACGTTCTGGTGTATCCGCGGAGGGTACTGCAACACCACAAAATATCGGTGATCGGGTTGGTTCTCAAGGTGTGGAACGCCTGATGACAGCGAAAGAAGAATTAGTTGGCTTGATAGTCAGAGTCTTCGCAGAAACTGGAATGAAGCCACTTTGTTTAAAGATTAGAGATTTAGCGAGGCGCCATGTCGATACCATTGAGAATTTCAAATTTAGAGGTGAATGGCTACAAGTCAATCCTGCTCAGTGGTCAGAGCGTTCTGAAACGACTGTTCGTGTTGGTACTGGCTCTGGTGATACTACCGCCAAATTATCAGCTATCAACCAGATTATTGCGATGCAGGCCCAAGCATTACAAACACCAGGGCAAGCGATAGTCGATCCAGTTAAACTGTATTCTGCGTTTGATGATTTTTGCAAGTTTTCTGGTTTAAATGGTGCTGATAAATATTTCATTGATCCAGAAAGTCAGACTGGCCAACAGAAACAGCAACAGGCTAACCAGCAGCAAGCCGCGGAAAAGCAGAAGATGGATCAGCAAGCCATGGCTATGATGCAAATGCAGATCAAGTTGGCTGATGCTGAAATGATGAAGGCTCAAGCAGCCCAAGAGAATGTTTCATTGAAAGGCCAGGTTGAAATGGCTAAACATCAACGAGAAATGGAGAAGCAAACCTATGAGGCACAGTTGGCGCAACTTGAAGCCAAGATCAAAATGGTACAGCAGGTTGCTGATGGCCAAGAAAAAGATTTAAGATTAGAATTTGACTATGACAAGCTGGCTTCAGATGTTGCACTCAAAATAACTGAGCTAGAGACTCAGTATAAGCAGACTCAATTAGAGCAAGAATACAATCAAAACATGCAAGGGGTAGACAATGAATAGTAAGACACTACATAATTCTGATGTATCATGTGCTAAAATAAATGTGCCAGATATAAAAGTTGTTGGTAATGGTGATATGTTTCAATTACTGTGTAAAGCATCTAGCCAGAATGAAGGTTGGATGAAAAGCACAAAAGCAATGGAAGTTACTGGAGGATGTGTTGTACAAGTTACGACACAGCAAAGAAATCTAGATGGCAGCTACTCACTAGCTGAGGCTTTAACTTTTGTACCAGGAGTTCGTATAGTTGAAGATATAAATTCTGGTAGAAAGTTATCAACTATAGTAAATTAGGGGTAAACAATGAATGATGACCAACTTGACCAACTCTTAAGAGAGGCAAAAGAAGGTGACCAAGCCAATATGGCCTGGATGCAATACCTAAAAAAGTACACTGAAAAGAAGCAGCAGGAACTATTCCAAAAGTTCTTGGATTCTCCAGTCAGTGAATGTTTTTTGGTAAAATATGAACAACAAGCTTTGGACCAGTTAGTATCTGGTATCCTAATGGCTATTGAAACTGGCAAACTTGCCAATAAACAACTTGAGGAAAAATAGAATGGATGAGAATAAGTTAGAACAAGAAATCCAAAATAAAGGGCTTAATGCACCAAGATTAACTCCATCGAAAATAGACGAAGTTATAGTTGACGAGGCATACTATGTCTTTCCAGGTACTACAGTTACAGTGTGTTGTTTAACATTATTAAATGGTTTTAATACTGTTGGAACAAGTGCCGCAGCCAGCCCAAGTAATTTTGATACTGAGATTGGTCGCAAATTAGCTAAAGAAAATGCCAGAAATAAAATTTGGGCATTGGAAGGCTATTTACTTAAACAAGATTTATTTGAACGTGGTTAATTAGAGGAATATAAAAATGGCTGAATCAGCAACTAACTCCACCCCCGCGGCGAGCGTTGATAAAATATCTCAGATGGCTCAAATATTAATGGGCGAAGATGAAGCACCAGTTAAAAAGACTCCACCTAAAAAACAAGATGGCGAAGAGGGCTCCACCCAATCAGAGACATCCAATGTTGACGAGGAAGGAGAAGAAGATACTGGTGAAGAAGGTGAAGGTGAATTAGACCTTGACCTGGATGGCGAAGATCAAGAGAAGTCAGATGGTGAATCTGACGAAGGCGATGAAGAAGTTTCATGGTCGAAAGTGCTTGGTATTGATGAATCAAAAGTAGCCTTATCAGATGAAGGCGAATTGATTGGCGTCAACGTCAAAATTGATGGTAAAGTCGATACAGTTCCAATAAATGACTTGATCGCTGGTTACCAAACAAATAAAAGCATCACAAACAAGGCTAAAGCTTTGGCAGCAGAGCGTAAGCAATTTGATGAAGCAAGACAATATGTGGCAAATGATTACCAAAAGAAACTGGATGATGCTCAGAAATTAACAAACCATCTTGAATCAAGTTTGTTGAAAGAGTTTCAAGGAGTAAATTGGGAGAATTTGCGCTATACCGATCCAGCAGAATATGTGGCTATGGTCCAAGATTTCCAGCTCAGACAAGCGGAAATCGAAAGGGTTAAAACAGCCATCAATTCTGAAAAAAGTGCTGAACAGTCCAAACGTCAATCAGAGCAACAGCTCCAGATGAATGAATACCTACAAGCACAAGTGGAGAAGGTTATAGAGAAAAACCCTTCATGGGCAAAACCAGAAGTATTTAAGAAAGCATTGGGTGAATTTGAATCATTCATCGAAGAAGCATATGGGTTCTCAAAAGGTGACTTTGCTAATATCCAAGATGCTCGAATCTTTGAAGTTTTAAAAGACGCCAAGGCGTACAGAGATGGCAAAAAGTTGGCTGATAAGAAGGTCAGCAAGCCAGTACCAAAGTTTCAAAAATCATCTGGCAAACCTGCGAAGAAGTTATCAAAACTTCAAATTTTAACCAAACAGGCTAAGGAAGCTAAAAACACCTCAGCCAAACGCGATTTGCAAACTTCTGCAATCGCGGAACTTTTACTTAATGGTGGATAACAAATGAGTACCGCAAACTTGGATTCAGCTGACCTAAAAGCTGCACTGAAAGGTGGATTAATCCGCGAAGATGTGATGAACAAAATCTGGGATATTTCAAAAATCCCATTACCTTTTACCGATATGATTGGAAGTGAGACCCATGATAACTCATATGCAGAGTGGACACTTGATGCTCTTGGAGCTGTGGATCTCGCCAATGCTGTTGTTGACGGCTCTGACGCTTCTGGTAACGATACTGCTGTTGGAACCCGTGTTGGTAACCGCTCACAGATTTCTGATAAGGTGGTACGTGTCTCTTTCCGCGCTGACGCATCAAACGTCATTGGTCGTGCAAAAGAACTGGCGTATCAACTATCCAGACGTCAACAAGAACTGCGTCGTGACGTTGAAGCCATCGCTCTTAGCAACCAGGCTTCTGTTATTGACAATGGTAACGCTACTGCTGGTAAAGTAGGTGGCCTTCCTTCTTGGATTGTTACTACTCATATCAATGGTACCGCCGGTGGTTATGATACTTCTACTGGTTTGACAGTTGCTCGTACTTCTGTGGCTAAGTCTGCATTGACAGAAACCAAACTGAAAACAGCTATTGAAACGATTTACACTCAAGGTGGTGATCCATCTATCTTGATGACTCGTCCAGCTGTTATCAGCCGTATTTCTGAATACCTTTTTTCTTCATCTGCACGTATCGCTACGTTGACCAATGAAATTGAAGGCAACGCAAAGGCTGCTACTGCTATTGGTGCAATCAACGTATATGTTTCTGATTTTGGTACATTGAAATTTGTTCCAAACCGTCTGCAACAATTACATGACACTGATCGCAATGACGTTTTCTTGCTGGATCCAGCATACCTGGCACTGTCCTACATGGGCGGTTACAGAACTGAAACGTTGGCAAAAACTGGTCTTGCTGAAAATCGTCAAATGTCTGTTGACTGGACTTTGAAAGTTTTCAACGAAAAGGCATTGGGCATCATCGGTGACATCGATGGCGCTGCTGCAATGACGTATTAAGCGTAGTGAGACACGCTTAAAACCAGACATCGGAAGGTGTTGAGTTTTCTGCCTGGTATCCCCTTACCAGGCAGTTTTTAATTTTTGGAGATTAACATGGCAATAACTAAAAAGACAGTAGAAGATGCACCAGCAGTTGAAGAAGTTACCACTGATGCAACCGGTGAAGTAGTGGAAGAAAATACAGTTTCAGCCACTGATAAATTATTGGTTCTGAATACGTCAGAAAAGAAGATTTGCTTGCAAAGTGGTATTCTTGAGCCAGGTGATGAAGGCATTGCAACGCGGGCAGAGCTTGGAACATTATGGCAATTCCTGGAATTGGCTGAGAAGTAATTCCATGTATAGTAATAACATGCGAGCCTTTTTGGATATGATTGGTAAAAGCGAAGGTACTTCAAATAGCCTTCATACCATTAATGGTGGTTACGATATTATTGTTACTGGTATTAATGGAAAGCCTGAAAGGTTTGCAAACTATACAGATCATCCATTTGCAAATGGTAGAAAGGCTAAACAAATCAATGAGCATGGCTTGTATTCAACTGCATCGGGTAAATATCAGATTCTTTATAAATTCTGGCCTTATTATAAAAGAGTGCTGCATCTAAAAGACTTTAGTCCTAAGTCTCAAGATCAAGTGGCAGTTCAGATGATTAATGAATCTGGTGCTTTAGGCGATGTTGAAGAAGGTAGAATCGAGCAGGCTATTAAAAAATGTTCTCGAATCTGGGCGAGTCTCCCAGGAAATCAGTATGGACAAAAGACTCATAAAGTTGAAACATTGTTAGCATATTATAAAGGTTTTGGAGGCACTTATGGTTGATGAAGTTTTTAGATCAGAATTTGATACGCATTGTACTGAAATCGCCCATAAGTTGACTCAACCAACTGAGGATATTATACTTGCTCGCAATGCAAGATTAAGAAACAACCCTGGAGCTATTCGTGACTTAGGCAAAGGTGGTGAAGGTGGTACTTGGGGTAGACAAGTTGCATCAATACCATTGATTATTTATGATAAAGCTATTCGTGATGGCTATGATTTAAACAACTTGGATTCCGAAATCGCAAGTCGTGAAATGAATAGGTTCTTACAAAGTCCTATGGGTAAGGCTTGCTTAGTACAAGGAAAATCATGATTGATTACAAATTTACACAAGATTCAACCAAAAGGGCAGCAGTCTGGGGGATTGTTGCTTTAGTAGGGATTCCAGCTTACTGGATGGGCAAGGATGTAACAGGACTAATTTTATTGGGTTCAGCTATAGCAGCTGGACTTGGTGTTAGAAAAACAGAAGATTGAAGGTGATAATATGCCAGGCAAAGTAAGAGCAGGAACATCAGTAAACCCAACATTTAGAGAGTCTCAAGCCTATTCAGAAGGTAGACAGGCGTCTAAAGCTGGTGCTTTACAAAATACGAATCCACATCCAAATCCTAGTCCTGCCTATTCTGCTTGGG